ATCCGAAAGTTCCCCATCAACTTCTCCAGCTATTTTAATGATCAAACGACTGCTGTTTTCAGCTTGGTTAACTGCTGCATATTTGATTATTTTCGAGGCTTCTATTTCTTCATCTGTGAATCCTTCATTGATAAAATAATCTTTGTCCTGGACCAGAGAAAATCCGTACTGAAAAAGCAACGCCATATCTCTATACCAAGGTTCTGTACCATATCGCTGATTGGCTAATTTGTCATCAACTTCTTTGTTATGTTGATCTAAAAAAGATTCAAAAATAAAAATAGCCGCAGCAATAATGAACGTAAATAGCCTGTAAATGGCATACATACTATTGGATGTCAAATAAGCCGATAACACCTCATTTGAAGAAATATCTGTCAACATTCCGTTGTGTATTTGTGTGAGCGTTCTAGCCATTATTGTACTATAAAATTGTTTCCTAATTCCCAAAAACCAATACCCGAATTACCTTCTGTCAATGCTCTGTGTTCATCTGTCAAAGTTGTGGCTGGGTCTATTTTATTTACACTAAAAAAATTAATCACTTCTTGATAATTGTAATCTTTTACTGGAATTAAAATGATTTGTCCAGGAACTAAATCATCAGTGATACTGATGCTGTTCAGAATAGCTATATCGGCAATAGCTTCAATAGTCCCGCAAAACCTAATGGCTATATCGGCTAATGTTTGATTATATAGTACTATTGTCTGCATCATCTAATTCAAATTGTTTGTAAAACTTTTTATTGATTATTCGAATCAATGTTTTTGCATATCGAATTCCCAAACTGTCTAAATTCTCCAAAAGACTAACTAATAACTGCCAAATAATACCGAGTAAAACCGCCCAATACAACCACGCAAAAGGGTCTAATTCCATATCCATAATTTTGATAAAATCGGCATTTTTGGCAAACGTATTCAAGATGTAAATAGGCACTAAATAGGTGGCTATTTTTAAAATCATTCTGCCAAACTTTCGACTTTCGTGGCGTTCGCCTCTTTTCATCGAAGCCTGAACTCCTGTGTACCATTCGGAAATTAATAAGACTACATAAGCGATTAAAAACAAATGATTGAAGCCAAACAAGAAACTAACAGTTGAGAAGATAAAAGCCACTATTAAATCGATTTTAATGATTGAAGTTGATGTATAAATGAATCCGAAAGCACTCTTTAAAAACTCATCTAAGGAGACAAAACCGAATCCTTTTAAAAAATAATTTATCATTCTCATCATATTTCAATGTTTAAATTTTCTATTCCTTTACTAGTGTCAATCGTTGCATTGTTATAACCATCATAGTTTAACTGAATCTTTAAATCACGTTTAAACTCATCTGAAGTAATTGTTTTTTTGATATAATTGATAGCTCCAAAACCAGCTAGAGGAAATTCTTTTAATTCCCCTGGTTGCAAGTCCAAAATATCTTCAACGTGTTGCTGATCACTTTGTCCAGTGGAAAAATCGCCATTGGCAAAAGCCAAAGCTCCATTTTCATCTCTCAATATATCCTGTCTCATTTTTTAGCTTATTGCTCCAGTTCCAGTTCCTGTGTGATTCGTAGCCGTTCCCGTTGTGGTTACGTTTACCACTACAGTTCCCGATTTGATGTAATTCTTTATAGCAACCATTAATTTTTCAGCATAAATAACCTTTGCATCATCATAATTCTCAGCCTCTATCATTTCATCCTGAAGTGCAATTATTTCATTTTTAAATGCGGTGTCGTTTAGTGCCATTAGCTTAGCAATTGATTGGTTTTAGTTTTTAAATCTGTAAATACTGTTATATCTGCATCTGAAAATTTCCCTGGTCCCGAAGGTGTCAACAGAACCGCTTTTGTTAGTTGGTCAAAGCCATCGTTTAAAATGGATTTAAGGCTTACCGTTCCGTTCGTTATTTTGAACTTTCCGGCCTTCATTTCTAAAATCTGATTCCCTATAGTTATAGTAACATTCCCTTCTTTGAATTCTAGGGATTGATTTCCTATCTTAATAAGCACTTTTTCGATTTCAGAAACTCCCAATACAAAAGCGTTATCTTCATTTTCTAACCGTCCAATTACTACTTTAGAACCTATTTTTGGGTAAATTGTAAATTGACTTTCTAAATTATCTATTATCGCATTAAGACTTACATCTTCATAATTATCAACTGTACAAGTGTCACCATCAATAGCTTTAACAGTTCCAACTATTAGGGTAAATTTTCCTTTTCTTCTTGAGCCATTTACAGCATTCTTAAAAATTTCATCAAAATCACTCATAGTTTGTAACTTAAATTATTGGCTCTTTTTATTCCTTCAGAACCGCTAACATCAATTGTAACACTTTCAATAAAATACCTGCCATCCTGATGTCTGTCTTTATAAATCGGCCTATACAATTGTGCTGCATGTCCGGGTTTGGTTCTAGGAACACACCAACCGTCTAAAGTTCCCTCGAAGCCACTATAAGAAACACTCGTTTGTTGCTTGTTAGCCCACAATTGCAGTTCTGCTTTTGTCATATTCGGCCATAACTTCATTGTCTTTTCATCGCCACCTTTTTCACCGACAGAAACCGTTAAAACGCTTCCATTTGCCTGTTTACTTTCAACTGTTAGAAATATTGGTTTACTTTCTTTTTGCTCGAATTTCAAACTGCTGCCACGGCGAACATTTTCGCTAAAATTGTATTCATGAACCGTTTCTGCCTTAAAATCCACAATCATTCCTACGGCTAGCGTAGTTGGATTTTTGAAATAAGCTCTTATTCCTGCTTTTTCTCGAAGCTCATCCAAAACATTGTAAGGAGTAGCATCTTCGATTAACCATTTTCCGATGCTGTAATCGGCATTGCATTCAATGGTGTATTTAGCAGGTAAAACGGCTTTCAGAATATCAATTAACTTTCCGGACTTTATGAATTTAGTTATTCGAGGAGCTTTCTTAAGTTGAAACATTTCATCTTCGCATTCTAAAAGCAAAGGCATTTCAGCACCTATCTTTGTTATGTAACCTTCGAACTCATTTTCGAGGTTACCATCATAACCAAATTCTATTTTAACGGCATCACCACGTTTCATAAAATCTAAAATTGATTTACCGGAAATATTAACCGCTTTTCCAACTTCATCAACTGCATTACGAAATTCACGTGGTAACTCGATTTTAGCAGTATTTGTAAGAACTTGAACACTTGAATCAATTCGAATAGATTGACATACTGTAAACTGTAAATTATCAGCAATGGTTATTCTAATACTAATATTGTAATACAAATAATTCATTAACTATTCGGTTTCAAAAGCGTAAAATTTACAGCCTTTATTGAACTGGCATTGATTGTAAATTGTAATGTATCCTGATAACCTTCGACACCTGTAAAATTGATTGACCTGAAATACAAACTATCAATGTCTTTTTCTTCAAATTGCGTTCCTATAACTTTTACAACACCGTTGTATCTCCAGTTCTGATTTAAACGACGTATTTGATCACTTGGATAAATTCTATTTTTTAAATCGATCAACAAACCGTTTATAGTGATGTCCCACGATTTAGTTCCCCAACGTTCAATAATAATTGGATCATCATCATTTACTTCCGTTTCTATTAATGATTTTTCTTGAGCAAAACTTATTAATAGTGGCGGTGCAAATAAGCTTCCCTGATCACCATGTAAAACAGCCGAAAATTCCAATGGTTCTAAATCAGGAATTACCATTTTTACATATTCAAAATTCGATTCCTGGAGCGGAAATGTTTGAAAAGAGTAATCGTTGTTTTTTTGCTTTTCAACAAATGCTTTTTCAATTGCTTTTCCCGCCGCCATCATTCCAAAAGCCGCCGCATAACGAGCAACCAAATCAATTGTTATATTTTGAGGAAAAGTATCAACATCATTAAATACGTGTTTGTATGCGTCCGTTACTGCCATTACATTGGAATTTTAGGAGCTATAATGCCCTTGTCAATTAAATATTTCACTTGCGCCCACTTCTCTGACCAAACTGTATCAGACAACTGTTCCGGGAATGGGATATGAAGAACATGACTAATCATTGCATCAATTTTGAAAACAATATCTTTATCAGTATCTTCAATCAATCCCGTACAGTCGTCTAGTACTTTTTTATCTTACTCTCTCTAATAGGAATCATTTCTGCCAAAGCACTCACACACGTTAAGAATAAAGCATCATCTGCTAGAACAGTTTCTTTATCTGTAAGCAAACAGTTTTTAACGAGAATGTCTTGAGCTTTAGCAGGATTGACACTTTGATACTTTAGATATTGTCCCATTGTTCTACGATCAGGAACACAGACAACAACTTCTAAAATTTCGTTGCCATCATCATCTAATGGTAAATCAACACGTCTTAATTTATCCGATCCGCCAACTTTATCAATTGTTTCTTGACTTACTGCTTTTGTTTTTGTTTTTTCCATTATATGGTTTTGTTTAAATTTGATTTAAAGCCCTCCCAAAAGAGGGCTTAGTGAAAAATGAAAATGAATGTGTAATTATGCTGCTACGTTCAATTCTACTTTTAGAGCGAACATTGTGTATTCTTTTTTAAGACCCATTTCGCCAGTAACTTCACGACCTTCGTTTTGAAACTTCATTAATACCCTGTCAGTTACAATGATGTTATATTCGTTGGTAAAAGTCGCAATCATATAAAATGGCGGAATATCTAAAATACTGCCTCCTTTAGCGGCCAATTCAAGAGGTGTAATATTATGCATCATAATTCCTATTGTACAGCTAGGCGTTTTTTTGCCTCGACTCCAACTGGTAGGATTTGAACCAAGACCATAATTCAATTGATGCTCCTGTTCGTTTCCATAAGTTGCTGTAGTAACTTCAATAGGAATGCCCTCTATAAAAAATTCTGCATCGGCACTATCATAGGCTTTTCCGTTTCTTGTAATTGTAGCCATTATTGTTTCGCTTTTAGGTTAATAGTTCCGTTTAAGAATCCAAGTACACCAGTAGGCTGTACATTGAAAGAGACCTTTAATTCTTTAGCAACAAGCAAATCGCTATCAGGGTCAATGGTTGTTTTTCCGGATGATATTTCGGTCGCTTTTTCCATGTCTGTAAAAATGGTGTCGCCAATAGTCTCAAGATGTACACGCACACCAGTAGGCAGTTTTCCTGCTGCGTTTACTGGATAAGTCTTTTTGATTTTTGGCAGATAAGCGGTTCTTATCTGTCTAACGCAATCATCCATAACACGACCGTAAGCTATTGTATGCTCATTCATGTTGCCTTCAGCATCTATTTTGATAGGTGCGCAAACGTGGTCGTTATTGATACGGACTCCTGCTAGACCAGAATAAGTAACCCCGAATACATAGCCTTTATCTTCAAAAGTTTGCAATTCTGCATAAACTTCTTTATTTTTTTTGTGGTTCGATAGTCCAGGAACCATCCATGCCTGTTTTGTCGCATCCATTAAATTGAAAGCTTCATTGTCACCGATGTTCTGATTAATAGCGGCAGCTGCGCAAACTCCTAAAACTGTACCTACATCGGCAAACTTTTGAGCATCGCCTGTTTTGGTTTCTGCATATTGCCAGTCCTGACCAATAACTACAGTTACCTTTGTAGCTTCGACATTTTCAATATCTCGCAAATCAGGTACTACAGAAGCTATTCCGCCAAGGTTGTAACCCTCAATAAAAATGTGAGTAGGCATAAACTGATCGTAAGCCCATTCTGCAGTTCCTTGCGCCAATGGAATACTTTCAAACACTTCAGGAACTAAACCATCAACATGTACTATTGGGTTTTCTTCATCCTCGATTGGATTGAAAGCAATTGCCAATTGACGCACTTTGTAATCCGAATCGATAAGCAAACGTTTCAATTTATCGCCTGCAACATCTTGAGCAATTGTTTTCAACGTTTCCGTTTGTGCAACCGCCATAAAGTTCAACGGAACACCTTCGCCTGCATTTCGGTAAAACTCACGTATGTGACGGTACACGTTTACGTTGTTTACTTTATCAAATTCAGCAGTAATACCGTTTTGCTCAGCATCATATAAACCAAAAATTTGAATTGTTTCTTTGAATGCTAAGTCAGGAATCGGAGGCGACCCCACAATGATAGCAGAAACACTCCTATCATTGTTTAGTCTATTAGCGCCTACTTTGCCCTTTTTTGTTTTTACAGCATCTAAATTTGCCATTGTTTAAATTGGTTTTAAATTTACTTTTTGGTGTCGGTGTCTGTGTTTCCGTTCCCTGTAACTGCAGGTACAGTTCCTACCGTTTTTGCACCAACTACGTTAATAGCTTCAGTAAGTTGTTTTTGTTTCCAGTCATAAACTGATTTAACAGATTTACGCTCATCGCCTTCAAACTCTTTCAAAGCTTCCAATGAAGTCACTGCTTTGATTTTAGCAATAGTGTCATTTGCGTTCAACTCTTTTGTTTCTGTTTTTTCAAACTTGATAAGCTTTTGACCTTCCTTTAGGCTCAAACTTCCAATTTTTTCAGAAGTAAAAAATTCGCCTGCTGGACTTCCCCACAACACTTCGTAGGATGTAGAAGCAAAAAGCTTATCAGCTTCTTGCTTCAATGTAGTTTTATCTATCATCTTACTTACATGAAAATTTAAACAACAATACCAGAAACTAACGCACCCACACCATATTCCTGCTTTTTGTCTGTAAGACCGTAGCAATGCAAACGTAATTCAGATTGCGGGTCAGGATTTCTCGTATCTTGAATCATCGGTTTGTACAGCACTTTAACCGCTTCGATGTGATGTACGATATTTGGAGCGTAATAGAACAAAGAACCATTTCTATGTGTGGTTTGAGAAACAGCACCTACAGAAACAGGAGCATCACCCGCAGTAAATTTTACAGAGCTATTATTTTCAAAGAATTTTAGTTTAAAAAATCGCTTTAATTCCCCTGTATTCTTGTCAATTTCAATGTCACGAATGTTATTTGTGTTCCCTCGATCTTCAATAAGATCTTGTCTGTGTTCTGCACAAAGAATCATAAATGCTTGAGCCCAATCTGTAAGATTCAAACCTTCAAGTACGCTGTAATATTTAATCATATCAGAATACTTCAATTTCTTTCTTCCAGTCCCATCATCTTCTCCAGTTGTTCTTAAAATTGGAGTTCCTGAAGTATTCGCTTTTGGAGCAATTTTTCTCAACGCATAATCTCGAACACCCATTCTAAAGGCTTCATTATGCAATCTTCTTAATTCACTTTCTTTATCAAAAGCTAGAGCTCGCATTGATTTATCAGATACTACAGTTAAGTCTGTATCTAATTTATCCCACTCAACTAAACCCTTTTTATTAGGAATGTCAACTGGTTCGAAAGCAGTATCCTTGTTGACATGAAATTTGATTTCATTAATCAACTTATTGAACTTAATACCATCTTTATCAATTGCATCCTCTGAAGGCGCTTTGAAAGTCCCTATAAAGTCATCCTTATAGTTTCTAAATTCTTCTAAAAGCTGAGGCTCTACAAATTGTTCAAGCCATAATCCGTCAACTAATTCTGCCATTATTTTTTATATTTTGCGTTAAACAATTCTTTGAATTTTTCTGGTTCTTTTCCAGCCATAGCTTCTAAGGCTTTTGGATCTTCTTTTTGCCATTTGTCAAAATCCCATTCCTCACGACCTAAAACTGCATCCGTTTTACCATGTGATTGTATTTGTGAAGAGATAGGATTACGGGCTGGAATAGCACCAAGAACAATGTTTAAAGCTTCAATTCCTGAAGCTTCAGCAATACTTTCATAAGTAGCCACTTGGTCTTGAGTAATTTTACCCGCTTTTTTAGCTGCTTCAACAACAGCCGTAATAGCTGCTTTGCCTTGGGCTTTTAATGATTCTTCGGCAGTTTCACGCTTTTTAATTTCGGCATCTAGCTTGCCTTGAAGTTCTGACTTTTCAGCAGCAAACTTTGCATTAACAGCATCAATAATCGCTGTCTCCGAACTTTGCTCATTTACACCAGTTAAGGCTAGAGCTTCAATAATTGGTTTTTTCATAGTATCTGATAAATTATTATGTAAATCATTTTTTGGATTCAGTAAAGCAGAAAAACGGTTATAGGTTTCGGTCATTCCTAATTGTTCAGGATTAAAATCTTCCGTTTCAGTTTCAGGGTCTAAGAAGTCTTTAATTAAGCCTTCTTTTTTAGCTTCTTCAGCATCCATCCAGTTATCACCTACAAGCCATTTCTTTACATAGCTTTCTGTTTTCCCTGTTTTCTCAATAAGAATTTTGATGAAGTTTTTTTCAATGGAACGCAACAACTTAGCATTGTTTTCATGATCTAATGCTGTTCCTTCTGTATATCCAGAGGGAGCGTGTGCCATTAAATAACCATTAGAAACCATGTAAACATCTTTGAGATATAATGATATTACAAAACCCATTGATGCAGCAATACCAACAATTTCCAGTCTTATTTTAGACTTAGAATCTCTTAGTGCATTTGCCATTAGGTTACCATCAAAAACAGAACCTCCATAAGTATGAAGCTTTATAGTAATCTCTTTATGTTTGGCTTCTACTAGAGAAAGTAATGAAACAAATTCCATCCCATTTCCAGACCATATTGTACCGTAAGCTGTGATAGTATTTTCTTGGACTCTAAAAATCATTTTCTAAAACTTTTCAGCAAAGATGTGAGGATAAAATAGGGCATAAAAAATTGTTCGCAAGGGTTGCAACAATTAAGTGTTAAGCCTTTATTTAATGGGATTTTTGCATTTAAATCACTATAAAAACATGTCAAATTTGCTTACCAATCAGGCGAAAAAAGTAATGGCCGAAAAGATGTTTGTTGAAGACGGAATGACGGCAAAAGCCATTTCCGAACAACTTGACGTATCGGAACAAACTTTGTCAAAATGGAGAAAAGACGGCCGTTGGGAAAACAAGCGTGCCGAAATGTTAGCATCGCCCCATAAAATTCGGGAAATACTAATTAAAGAATTAAAAACAGTTGCTGAAGGTGGCGTTTCCCTTATTGATGCAGATGCACTAGCAAAGATTAACAAGGTAATCGAAACATTATCCAGTAGCACAAGTGTGCAAATTGTCTTTTCTGTTTTCAAAGAGTTCGATAACTGGATGGCAGATCAAGACCCAAAAACAGCTGTGCTATTTACAGAATATCACAAACAGTTCATTTTGTTTAAAATTAATCAGGAAGGCTAATGGCAATGAGTCCAAAATGGGAAAAACTGATAAAGGAATACGATGCGCATTGTGTTAGGATCAAGAAAGCTACAACAATCGACATCAATGAAAAGCCTATTGATAAACTCAACCGTATCAAAAGGCTGGAAGGCGATTATATAAAATGGTTTGAATATTACTTTCCAAACTATGCCAAAAGTCCTTGTGCGCCTTATCATGTTGAATTAGCTGACATAATCATTAACAACAAAATTTGTAGCGTACTTGGTGAAATATACCGTTCAGGTGCAAAATCAGTTCTTTTAGGAATGGGAATTCCTTTGTTTTTATACTTCACAAAGGATTTATTCTATATGCTTTTGATTGGTCAAACCGACCCAAAAGCCAAAAAATTGATTGGTAAAATACAAGCACAATTAAAATCGAATACCCGATTGATTAACGATTATGGCAAACGATTTAATTATGGCGACTGGACTAATGGAGATTTTACAACGACTGATGGTGTAAAATTCAAAGCAATGAGTATCGGTCAGTCACCCCGTGGAGAGAGCGAGGAGGAAAACCGCCCCGATTATATTTTAATGGATGATGCTGATACTCGAAAAAGAGTAAAGAATGATAAGCTTTCACGTGAAGCTTACGAATGGGCTTGGGAGGATTTAAGAGGCTGTTTTGACGAAGGAGGTTTGAGACAACGCTTCATTGTTGCTAATAACAACTTTCACAAAAACTGTATTATCAATTTACTAAAGCAAGAATTTGAGCGAATTAACGAGAAAGCTAAAGCTGTAAAACGTAAAATAAAACACTTTATAGTTACTGCCAAAGCGGTTAAAGATTTACACACTTTCGAACCAACATGGCCAGAAAAAACAAACTCTCAATATTGGCGTGAAAAGTTTGAAGAAACGCCCTATCGTTCGTTTATGCGTGAATATCAGCATACGCACATACAGGATGGAGAAATATTCAAACCTGAACAAATCCAATACAAAGATATGTTACCACTCGATCAGTACGATGCCCTTTGTTTCTATGGCGATTTAAGTTATAAAGATGCAGGAGATTACAAAGGAATGGGATTGATTGGTAAAAAAGGACGTGAGTTTCATTTAATCTATTGTTTTTTACGAAAAACATCAAGAAAGATATTAGCACAATGGCTCTATGACCTTGTAGAAGACGACAAACTTTTAGATCAAAACATCCGATATATGATTGAGGGTTTATTTGCAATGGATGATTTTGTTTCTGACTTTGATGTCGAAGGCGATTTGCGAGGTTGGTACATTCCAGTTACTGCAGATAAAAAAAGTAAGATTGATAAGTTTGATCGTATCGAAAGTATGGCGGGTTATTTTGAAAGACTAAATGTATTCTTTAATGCCAAATATAGAGGCAATAATGACTTTCAAACTATGGAAGACCAATTGTATTCATTTGAAAAAGGGAGCGGTGCAAATGATGACGGACCCGATTTTTTACAGTCCGGAATAGCACAGGTTAATAAAATATCATTCGTAACCAAATTTGAACCTAAAGCCACATCCCGTAAAGAATTATTAAAAAATAACAAAAATAGATTCTAATGAACCGATTTATAAAAGAGACCGATTACGCTGTTTTGATTCGTACCGAAATCAAAAACATTTTGCTTGAAAATTACAGCGAAACCAAGCTATTGAGTGCAGAACAAATGGCAATTGCTCAAATCAAAAACTATTTAGCCGGGCGTTATGACGTGGCTTTGATTTTCACACCATTACTAGAACCAGCTGAAGGCGATAATCCAGGAGAACAAATTGATACTAGAAACGCCTTTGTTGTAATGATTGTTATTGATTGTGCATTGTACCATTTATATTGCTCGATTGCACCCAATAAGATTCCAGAGCATCGCTCTAACCGCTATCAAGATGCTTTGGAATGGCTCAAAATGATGGCAGAAGGAAAAGGCAATGCCGACCTTCCTTTAATCAAAGACGAAAGCACCGGCGAAGTGAAAGACTCCTTTCGATTAAGCAGCAATAACAAGTTTACTAATAACAAATGGTAGTGTTTTAGATTTAAAACACGTTTAAACTCGATTCTAAGGCACAATTTTATAATTTATGAGAAAGAATACAAAACAAATACTTAACAACCGAAACAGGGGCGGTTTTGCGCCTGTAGCAAAAGCAGATACTCAGTCTTTAAAATCAGGTAAACGAAATGCTGATGCTATTATAATGCAAATTGCTAATGCTTATAAAGACCGCTCTAGAAAAGAAATTCAATCCTGGCGTTTGGCACTAACCGCTATTGAACATATTGAAACACCACGGTACAATCGCTATTTTGATTTAGTTGATGATTTGAAAACGGACGGAACACTTTTAAAAAATGTTATCCTTAGAAAGACAGCAACTTTAAGTGTTGGATTTCAAATAAGAAATCAGAAAACAGGTGATATAAATGAAGAAGCAACCAAATTACTTAATCAAAAATGGTTCTATCGTTATTTAAATATTGAATTAGACGCTATTCTTTATGGAACTAAATTAATTGAGTTTTCAGAGTTTAACGATAAGAAAATTAAATTTTCTGTTCTACCTTCAAGAAACTTAGTACCTAGTCAAAAAAGAATTTATCCTGATTTATCAAAAGATAAAGTTTTTATAGAATATGATTCTGAACAAAATAAGCCGTGGATAATTGAACTTAATCAAGACGACCCTTTAGGACTTATCAATAATATTATTCCAAACTTAATCTGGAAACGAAATGTAGCACAGTCATGGGCAGAATTTTGCGAAAAGTTTGGTATGCCAATGATTTCAGCAACTACCAATAATAGCAATGCTACACACATCGATAATGTCGAAAAACAATTATTGGCATTAGCTGAAGCTTCAGTAGGTGTTTTCCCTGAAGGAACTACTATCAAGTTTGACGAAGCTAATAGAACCGATGCTTACAATGTGTATTCAAAATTTATTGAATATAATACTACTGAAATTTCAGGTGTGTTAGTGGGTTCTAATACGATAGGAAGCAATGAAGCCAATCGATCCAATACCGAAGTTCACGAACGCTCTTTAGATTTCAAAATTAGCCAATCAGATAGAAGAAATATAGGTTTTAATATCAATGATGAATTATTGCCTTTGTTACAAACTCAAGGCTATAGCTACATTTCTGATGATGATGTTTATGAATGGATAGAATCGAAAGAAGAAATAGATCTAATTAAGTTTTGGGAAATTGTAAAAGGCATTATGGAAGAATTTGACGTAGACGAAGAGTGGCTTTCTAAAACATTTAACGTACCGATAACTGGCAAAAAACAAACTCAATCAAATAACCAAATTGTAGCATCAGCACCAATAATGGAGGCTATTTTAAAACTTATAAAAAATGAAGCAATTCAAAATCCCGAGCAAAAAGATATCCATTCAACCGCTAAACCTTGGGAAAGAGATTACTCATCATAGCTGTTGTGGTTCTAGCGTACCTACAGCATCAGCGAGTTCAAAAATAATTGATGATTTAACGAATCAATTGATTGGTCAAATATGGAATAAAAAGAAAACCATAGGAACAGAAGGACAATTAATTGTTGCTGAAGCTTTGGAATTAGTAGGCGGTTTAAAATCGGGGTTTGGAGTTACAACTGGATGGAACACGCCCGATACTTTAGCATACCAAATGATGGAGTATAATTTATTCGAGTTTTCGGAATCGAAAACAGAAGCACGATTGGCAGCAATGAGTGATTTACTGATTGACAAAGAGAAAAACGAAATCCGTTCTTATGCTGATTTTGAAAAATTAGCGAGTGAAAGGGTTAGCGAATTCAATAAAAATTATCTGCAATCCGAATACAATCTATCTATTGCAGTAGGACAAAACACCGCACAATACCATCGTTTTATGGCTGAAAAGGATGACTTCCCTTTTGTGGAATATCAAACGGCTGGAGATTCAAAAGTAAGAAGCCAACACTCTAAATTAGAAGGTAAAGTTTTTAATTTAAGTGATAAAGAAGCAATGAAGCTTTGGCCTCCGAATGGTCACGGTTGTCGTTGCGAAATGTTGCAAACTAACAAAAAGCCAAAAGAAGTAACAAGCGGTGCGGTTGGTCAGGAACTAATGCAAGCCGCTGACCCGAAATGGAAGGATTCGCAATTTGAAATCAATCGTGCCGATTTGAAGCAGGTTTTTACCAAAAAACAGTTTTACAGCGACATCAAAGGAATGCCCGAAAAGCTTAATGAAATGACTTTTGATAAATATGATCTGCTAAAATGGGATTCGTTTAAATCAGATTTAAATCCTATAAAACTTGACAATAGTATTACTGGAGGGAACGTAAAAGAGTTATTCAAAACCGTAGAAAAAGAGAAGTTTATGCGCTTCAAAGATTATTTTGATAGAAAAATAATCCTGAAAGAAGACAATTTCAACAGGCACGTAGTAGGTAAATATTTAAGCAAACAAGAAAATAGACATCAATTATTTGCACACGTCAAGGATTTAATTGCAAATCCTGATGAAGTTTGGTACAACAATCCGGGTAAAAAAATATACAATAAATTTCAGTCCAGGTATATCAAATATTACCAAGACAAAGTAGTAATTGTGGATTGCGAAATGACGGCTACAGGCTTGGAAATAATGACTTGGTACGAGTCTAAACAAGAAGACCCTTACTTTCGTAAAGGTCTGCTGGTAAGGAATAAAATTAAATAAACACCCGTAACTTAATACAACCTTCACTCTATGCTATTCCTTATCGCAGTGAGCGCTAATGTTAAAGGTCTTTAATCAACTTGATAGCACAAAGATATAAAAAAATTACAATATGGGTAAAAAATCAAAATTAGAGTTGATGATGGAGCTTGGCGACAAAATGTTTAACAACAAATTGTCGCAGGTTCAGGCGAAGCTATCAAGTACCACGGAGAAAATGGAAGGTAAATTGAAAAGCTTCAACATGTCACAAATCAAAGTTTTTTCAAACATTGGCGAAGCATTTGACCCGGTTAAAATAAATCAGATGTCTGAACTATTCGATAAAGTATCTGAGTCATTAGATTTTACTAAAGAAATCAATAATACCAAGACTGCATTACAGCAAATGGACGTGAGCAATTTGGAGGAAGTGAATAAAAAAGTACATCAAATTAGCAAGGTTTATGGCGAGGATAGTTTAGAAATTGCAAAATCGGCCAATGCAATGACTAAACAGCTTGGAGGAACTTTTGAAAGCAATCTGGCTATACTTGAAGCTGGTTATCAAAAAGGAGCGAATCTTAATGGTGATATGCTTGACCAATTTAAGGAATACAGTCCTCAAATTCGCGAACTTGGTTTAGATGCCTCACAAATGTTAGCCATTATGACTAACGCAGGCAAACAGGGTATTTTTTCAGACAAGGCAATTGATTCCATCAAAGAGGCTAATTTATCGCTTAAAGAAATGGGACCCACACAAGTCGATGCCTTAAAAGGAATAGGATTGAGTGTAAAAGATTTGGCTGGTAAAACTTCATTTGAGGCCGTTCAAATGATTTCTAAGGCAATGAATGGTGCAACAGCTCAAGCTAAACAATTGGCACTAACTGATATTTTTAAAGGAGCCGGTGAAGATGCTGGTATGGGCTTTATTTTAGGATTAGGAACTATGGAACTTGACCCAAATAAATTAGAATCTTTTAAACAAACTGACGAAGGCTTGAAAACATGGGTAGCTAATTTACAAACTTCAATCGCTGACGGAGTTGGTGCGTGGATGCCTTCTATTGAAGCATTTGGAGCAGGTGCAAGTACTATAAACGAAATTACTGGATTATTTGGAGGATTATACAGTACTTTAAAATCACTTGGAATTACTACAAAAATAGCAACTGCTGCACAATGGCTTTGGAACATTGCATTAAACGCCAATCCTGTAAGTTTAATTGTTATAGGAATAGCTGCTTTGATAGCTGTTATTGTTCTTGCGATAAATAAATGGGATGAATGGGGAGCTGCTTTAATTGTATTTTTAGGTCCTGTAGGAATGGTAGTAAGTGCTTTTAAATCGGTTTATGATCATTGGGAAAGCATTAAAAAAGCGTTTCAAACGGATGGAATTGTGGGAGGTTTAAAGAGAATAGGACTCGTTTTGTTTGATGCCTTATTAAAGCCTTTACAGCAAATATTGGAATTAGCAGCTAAAATAGACCCAACGGGTTTAGCTCAAAAAGGACTTGACAAAATCAAGCAATTTAGAGAATTAAACAACTTAGTTACACCAGGAGAAAAAGCCGCTAGAACAGAACCAAAATCAGCAACAGAAAACAAACCGCAAAGCCCATTATTAAAACCTCCAGTTATTGATGGTAAGCTAACTCCAGACGGCAAAAAGAAAAAGCAAGGGGATGATGTAAACAGAGTAGCTGGTTCTGCCAATCAAATACGTAAAATAGATATTCGTATTGATGCTTTCAATAAAGGAGGAATAAATGTAGCTCAAAATGCTTATGAAGGTATGACACAAGATGATGTCGAAGCTTGGTTTAAGGAAATGATGAGACGTGTAATAATTAACGCTGAAACCGCCTAATATGCAAGATTTTATAGTTAAACTGAATAGATTATCAAAACTGTACAAAAGGTTTCCTGAAATGGCCGCTATTGAAGCGGTCAATTTCAGTAAAGAAAGATTTGTTCGTAAAAACTGGGTAGATAAAAGCGTTTCAGTTTGGAAACCTCGCAAGCCATCCCCGGAATGGCATAGCGAAGCACAAAAAAAAGCTGCAGCACGTGGTTCATTGATGGTAAAGTCCGGGCGTTTGAAACGTTCGATTCGAAAAATAAAGGTAACCCGCAATAGCGTTACCATTGGCACAGATGTTCCGTATGCAGAAGCTCACAACGAAGGCGCACTAATAAATCAGATAATAAATGTGAAAACGCATAGCAGGAAGCGTAAAGGACGTACTGAAACCGTGAAAGCGCATCGAAGAAAGCGAAAAATGACATTACCAGAAAGAAGATTTATTGGCGAATCGGCACTTTTATTACGTAGGATTGAGCGATTAGTTCAACGAGAGATAAACGACATTTTAAAATAATTTAAACCTTGTTTAAACTATGAATACATTTTATAAAAAAGCAATTGAAACCTTTGAAAAAGAAGAAAACAAACAAAGGTTTATCAATAAAAACATAAGTCCAGTGCAATATATTGATCTGTATGCCGGGCAGGAACAATTTGAAGACAATTTTGAGCTTTTCTCCCAACCTGCATTGTTGATTGATTGGGATGTTGATTACCAAACACAGCCTCCAACCGCTACCGTTACGCTCTATTGCTGTTATGAGCAATTGCGTGATACTTCTAATATTTCGCTTAATCGTGACCTTGGTTTAAAGTTCCTTGATTACGTGGCTATCATTGATGATATAGCTAGAACCATTGAAAGTGAAACAACTGGAAAGATGGAAATTATTACAGAAGGATTTCACAAAATGGATAGTATTGTCGATATCTATCTATTGACTTATGAATGCAGTTTTAAGGGCAGAAAAAACCCGCTTGATAAATACCAAGCGGGTGATTATGATAAACTGGATTTAAATAAAAATCTAACGTATGAATTCGATTAAATGTTTTTACCTAAATATAATTCAATTTGACATTCAAATTTTTTCATTTCTTCAACTGTTGTACCATATTGATTTGCAAAATCAGACATTTGCTGTCCTTTTGGAATAGGTAAAGAATGCATATTAAATCTGTCATATTTAGCTCTACAGTTCTTTTCGTACGCTAGTGCTGCATCGTATGCATTTTGCATTTCACTAGTATATTTTATTGCGTGAAACCAAGTATCCATTGCGTCTTTTTTGCTCATAATCTAACTTTTTAAAGCTTCTTTTGCTTTATTAAAATCCTTTATAAAAGTAGCCGTATTATCGGCATATTGGGTATTAGTAATTACAACTGAAGCTTTACCTTCTTTATTCACTGTAAACACAGCATAATCTTGTTTGTAGTGTTTTGTGGCTTTGTTTATAGGCATTTCGTTTACAGAAAAATTAGTGTCGTACATATAAATAAAAAGGATTGCTACATCTTTAAAATCTCCATTTACTTCGATTGATTTTACAACCTCCAAGCCATAAAGTGTAAACGTATTGTATTTTACTTTTAGTGGCATTCTGTGGGTTGGGTTTGTGTAAATCTCATATTGAAAGCCTGGTCCCGATGGTGCGTTTTGTTTTGGATTCATTTTTAAGTGATCCGTTACCAGTTTACGAACATTATTGAGCGTAATATTTAATTCGTAATAGGTATTTTGCAACGGCAAATACTCATTATAGAAAGGTAGTTTTTGGGGGAAATCAGCACTTATTGGCTGTTGAACATCATAATTCCAATCAGGACGGCTTTGAGCCATTAAAAACGTTGGAATTAGCAGTAATGCGAGTAGTAATTTTTTCATTAGAATGTATTAAAGGTTATCAAAAATAAATAAACCGCTTGAATAACAAGCGGTTTTAGACTATTTATAAAATAAAAAAATTAAGAATAGTGAGAATAGAAAAGACGAAAGGCTAAATCCAATTAATAATCCTTTCGAAAAAGATGCCTTTTTTTCGGCTTTTATCAAAAATTTAGTGTGTTGATCCATTTGTTTAAATGTTGTTTAAATTTTAAATTCATCGTTGTATCGTTTTTGGTTAATCCAAGTGACCATTAGTTGTTTGTTGATGCCTTTTGCTTTAACATAAGCATCATAACTGGGTAACTTTGCAAAGCATTTTATTTTATCTACCAGACTCAATTTATTAAAGGCTTTTTCGGCAAATTCTTTCTTTTGTTTGAGGTCGTATTTCTCCCAAAACTCATCAAAAGAGTAGCTGTCTAACACGAGTTCAATGGTAATTATCTTTTTTAGAGCCGTCCATTCTTCAATTCTTTTTACAGTGCCAGGGAATTGGTTTTTATCTAATAATGTCAGTACTCGATTGCCTTTCATATTTGTGAAATTGTAAATTACACCATCACTTTTGCGATATTGAAATAACCATTCGTCAGCAGTTTCTTTAAAGGTTACTTTGTATGTGATTAATTCTTCCATATTCTGCTATTTTAATATAAATACTTCTTAATACATTTCGGATTTTTAGGGTTTGGAATAACATCCCTTTCTCTTGTTATTTCATCAATATAAGCCCGCAAAACTGATTTTAACCCCCCTTTAAATAATGTGCCACTGCTCATAATTTGCAATTTCCAACCTTCATCATTGCAATTGATAACAAAATATGCACCTCGAGTTTGACTGTAAATCTCTTTGCATTTTTCCATTAACTGTTTAGTTGTTAGTTTTTCCATATTATGCAGTTTTTTGATGTAAAAAGTGATACAACATTCTTAAATCATTGGTTGCTTTAACATCGTTTACAGTTTCTATTAAGTTGGAAATGATTTTTCGCAAAGCAACCGCTTCATGATATTTTAAGCTCAATTCATACTCTTTACCTACATCAAAAAGAGTGTTTTTCTTTAGCAATGCTTTGCGTTTAGCCGTGAATTTCTCATCTAAATCAAAAGCTATTGAGCGTACTGATAATTGTTCACAATTAACAGAAGGAAACAAGTCATATACTTGCTGTAAAAGTTTTGCAACGGCAAAAACTTGATCGGCTGTTAGGTTTAGTTTTATTTTCATTTTATCAATTGTTTTAAATGAGAATGTAAAATCCAACTTTTTGCGATTAAGGATTCAAAACCTATTTCAGAACCCAATGTATTTTCAACGAAACCCCTCTCAAACGTTCCTTCACAATAAACCGTTACTACCTTATCTTCAGGTATTGGGTTTACTTCATTCCCTTGTGCATCATAGATTTCGATAAAACTATCTATGTATTTGTATATTTCTTCTGCTTTCATTGTTTATAAATTGAATATTCAAAAGTTTCATTCCTATTACATGGTCTTATTTTAAATAAATCATCCGTAGATGTGTGAACCGCTATTCTAATTATCGTCACACAATAATCTAACTGATCATGTACTTCCAATTTTTTGAATGACTCAAATTTTTGCATTGTAGTGTGAACATTTAAAATTTGATGTCTCATTTTTAGATTACCTTCAGTAGTTCCTATTGCTCCTACTAGATAATTATTGAATTTTTTAGTATTATCCATTTTTATAAAGGTTTAGAAATTTGTAAAGCCAAATAATTAGGGGCTAAACCGATAGGGAATTTAACGATATAATCTACTTTTCTTTTTACCTGACCGCCTGTATATTTTTCTGTTTTTGGGTCAAATTCATTGAGAATTAAGAGGTCGCCTTCTTGGTAATTTTGATCATTCAATCGGATTTCAACTTTCTTGAATCCTAATAAAACATCTTTGTAATATTCGGGATGTATTTTTAGTTCGTGTGTCATTTAAAAAAGGGTTAATTGGTTTTTATTTTGTTTCTTTTCCCGTAGTTCCCGCAGTTCTTTTTTGGCATTGATTCCCATATAAGAATCAAAGGTTCTTTTGCAGATGTGGTACTGATTTTCAATGTGCTTATGGAAAATTTCTTTAAAAAACAGCTCTTGCTTGCGATGATGCAAGACAATAGTTTGAATTTCAAGAACTCTTTTTAAAAAATTTTCTTTGGTATAAGCCATTTAATACTATCTTTGAGGCTCACAACCGCCAAGTTGATAAGGCTCTAGATAGTATTATTTAGGGCTTTTTTTATGCCTAATTGCTAGATGTTTTAGGGATTCCCGTGGCGTGATGCCACGCTTTATTCCCTACCTTTTTAGCACTGTTTTCGAAATTAGCTTTCAATGCTTGGAACTGTTTAAGCAAATCATCCAATTCGTGATAATCATAAGCATTAAGGGCTTTTTTATGAATAGACGAGCTTTTCATAAAATCATTAAACTTTGTCCAGCTGTCAGCTTCTTTTATACCTGTGTGCGTGGCTAGAGTCAAAATAGTACTTCGCTTTCTTTTCATTATCAATTCCATTTCTGCTGAAAGAGATTGACTGCTTTCCTTTTTTGAGGTTTCAACTACTCGTTTTTTATTGTTGAAATAGTTTTCTACTGGACTATCACTATCCGAAAAGGTGTTATAGATTTGCTTTTTAGTTCCCATCTTGAAAAAGTTTTTGCTGAACTGGTTTGTTGTCTTTTTTGTCCCAAATCACAAAGGTTTTATTTCCACCAAAACGGCTTCTAGGATGCGCTTTAAAGCTATTTACATATATTTTTATGCAAGACATAAATTCGATGTCTCTAGCGGCTTGATTCTTTGGTTTTTCTTTCTTTGCCCAGCTGGTTACAATGAATGATTTTTTTGGAAATGTTTTTACTAG